TGATTTCTCATTTCCTCTACTAAGCCGTGGCCTATCAGGACGTGAGGAATATCCCGGACCAGTGATTATATACTGGGTTGGGTCACGACTGGTGAATGCGTTCCAGGCATGAGCAAGCCTAGTGCTTAAATTTAATGACATAAAATCTCCTTGTAATTAAGAAAACGAATCTATCGCATGGTCTATAAGATAATTTCTACCGATAGCACCAGCCGTATCAACTGCATTAATTCGTCGTTGTTCATATTTCGCCTCCATATTACTCAAGTTCAATGCCTTCTACTTCGGCTCTTACCTGCAAACAACGGATATATTCTCCCATATATCGTTTCTGCTCCAGCAAAAGTGCTTTGGCACATGTCGGTGTGAAGTCAAGAGTGCCTGCATCCCACTTAACAAGCATCTTATGTAATTTGTCATACCGAATCTTCACCTGAAGATACTCGGCTTTAAATCGTTCTTTATAATCAGAACTGTTCATGAGTTCGATTGTGTCTTTCAATTCCATGTCAATCTCCTTATTCAAAAGCTTCTCTGTTTAATTTGAAGGCGACAAAAGCATCCATCATAGCCGCGACAGCATCGATCTTCGCTTCATGTCGTCGTTTCAACAATTTACGGTTTCCATTTGTGTCTTCTATTGCGATGCAGTTACCCATGGTAAATGACATAAGAGCCTCATCAAAAATGAGCATTCTTTCCTCAGACAGTTTCTTCAGCTCACCAAGCGGGACTGATTCTGTCTTAGCTCCCTGGATGACTTTTTCAATTCCAAACGGTCCATTCTCCCGTTCCCACCTCTCCACGAAGTCTCTGGCATTATACGGGTCATACCCCAAACAACGAACGTCGTATTCTGCTTCGGCTATGAAATTATCAAGATCTTCATACACCTGCATCATGTCGAGAATATTTCCGGGCATAACAATAAGACTGCCCTCTTTCATAAAATCGTTGTATTTGATTCGCATTGCTGTGGGAAGTTTGCTCAGAGTGAGCTCGGATATGTAATTTCGGGTTTTTATACCGAAAGCACCATTCGATAACGGGAATAAAAATGTAAATGAACAGAAGTCATCTCCCTGGGATAAATCCGCACCCATAGAGCAAGGCATCTGCCAATACTCTCTTCGTCGATGCGGAAGAGTTTCTTCATATGTGAAGTAATATGTGTATCCCTCCATAGGAATACCAAAACGTTTGGCAAGAATATCATTGCGGACTGCGGGGTTGTTCTCAGCTCGTTCCACATCCAGCTGATAAGTTTCATAAGTAACAGTCTTTCCGAGATTCGGATTTGCTTTAATCCATTTATCCGGATCGTTAACTTCATCAATGGAGTCTAATTTATACCACCAAATGGAAGTATGCGGAGCTTTATACTCACCTTTGAGTATCTTCATCAATTCCATTTTGATTGTGTCGCCAGATCCATTACGGACAGTTCCTTCTGAGCTGATGGCAACTATAAGGTAATCATCATTTGAACCTCCACTCTGCTCTTTTGCGGCACCCTGTTCCAATGCTCCGATGACGTCCTCCCGTATATCTCCGGAAAGCCATTCGTCAACAGTTGCAATCTTGACACGCAATCCCTGCAGTTTATCAATGGACATGGGTCTGACTTCCAAAAGTGATCCGGTTAAAAAATTCTGAATTCCTTTCTTAGTCGAAGTCAGTTTAACACGATTCGCCTTAGATCCAGTCGTGTTCTGAAGCGAGCCTTCAGTGAGAAACTTATACAACGGCCCTCTTGCTCTGGTGATGGCGGTTCGAATTGGCGACATAACCTCTTCGGCCTGAGGCATAGTCGGAGCGGTTGTTACCTGATGCGTTGTTGCAGTGTTGACGTTCAGTTCGTAATTCTGCAAACAGGACGCATACATTGATTTTGCCGCACCTCGAGCAACAATTAAATACTGCTTGGTAGTTAACCTTTTCTTAATCCGTCTCATTTCGTAGTGACCACCACTGCCTGTTTCTGACGGAACAAAAACACTGCGCTCAATGAAGTAATACCATCCAAAAATCTGTTCAGCCCATAGCTTGAACGAGTCGAGGAGATATAAATCGCTACCGTCCGTTAGAGTGAGCTCATTCTCACAATAATGGATAAATCCTTCAACTGCCCGATCATCATACCAATATCTTGGATTATCGATAAGCTGATCGATTCGATTCATTTCCAATGAAACCGTTTCACAGACAAAGATTTCTCTCCGGATTACGGCATCTCGAAACATGCCATAATACTTCGGTACGGCGGTGTTCGATAATGCCATTTGTTGTTACTCCTTTATAGTGTAATACGTTCTGTTTTTACAACATCTAAATAACCGTTTCTCTCAAATACTAATATTGGTGCCTCCGTGTTAGCTCCTTTGCCGGACATATCTCCACCATCATACATTGCGTTAAAGCCCTGTTTTTGTAATTTAGAAAAATATTTCTCTCGAAATGATGGAGATGTCGCGGCAGCTAGAGAAATATCCCTATATACATTTGCGATTTCTTTATCACTTTTACAGTTATTTAACTGTTTTTCGATAATTCCTGATGGTTTAAAAATGTGCATTTTACTTGCAGCTTTGGCATATTCTTTTCGGGTTTCTGGATTGTTATCACAAGCTTTTATCAACTCATCGACTGCTCGTTTTTTACTTGGCGCAACCAGATCTTTAGTAACTTTTAACGTCATGTCATAGCCACTCCATTTATCATCGCCGAAGACTTGTTTAAGTTCTTTTACGTGATTTATATATGTTTCATGATCTTTGTCCTTATACGAAATAAACGCGTGCCCACTATTTCGCTCATTACTAACACTAGAAACTCGATATGCTTTGTCCCCTTTCGATAAAATAGTTATTCTATCGGAGGTTTTACCTACATTTCCATCAACATCAATAGGGTATTGCGGACCTTTTCTTACGCCCCATTTCATTCCTTTTACACCATGGTGACATAAATACGGTAAATCAGATGACGAAAT